CGATCACTATTGAATCTGTTCAAGGGCCGAATGCAAGTGATGCCGAACTGCGCCATCTTGAAGGGCAGCGGTATTTAGTGGGCGTTGTTGAACGCCGTATCTCACATGCACAAAGGATAAAGCAAAATGGATGAAGCAGATAATGTAGAGGTAGCTGTAGCTACTGAAGCACCTGTTGACGGTACCCAATCTGGAACCGTGGATAGACCAGAATGGTTGCCAGAAAAGTTTAAGTCTCCAGAAGATATGGCAGCATCGTACTCAGCGTTAGAGTCTAAGCTAGGTCAGAGCGAAGAAGCTATTCGTGCTGAAGTCAAGCAAGAAGTTGAGAATGCAAAATATGCAGAGCGTCCAGAAACATCTGGTGGTTATGAAGTGCCGGAAGGTCTTGATGAAGGCTTGGTAAATGACAATGATCTGTTTCGTTGGTGGGCAGAGCATTCGCATGAGCAAGGCTTTGGGCAAGACAAGTTTAATGAAGGCATTCAAAAGTATGTTGAGTTTTATAACTCTATGCAGCCTAACCTTGAGGCTGAACATAAACAGTTGGGCGAGAATGCTAATGCACGCATTGAGGCTGTTGAGTTATGGGCAAACAAGTTCTTTCCAGAAGATGTGTCTGACGCTGTGCTGCAGCTTGGTGCATCAGCCAAAGGCATTGAAGCGTTAGAGCATATCATGCGCAACACAGGTCAAGCATCGATGTCATCTGACGGACAGCCAGCCCAATCTATGGGTGAAGATCAATTAAGATCAATGATGCAAGACCCGCGTTATTGGAACCCAACCAAGAGAGACGCATCATATGTCGCCAAAGTCGAAGAAGGTTTTTCCAAAGTCTACCGTTAAAGATTTTCATCACGATGGTGATCTGCGAATAACCACCGCAACTTTGGATCATGCTGATTACCTGCAAAACCATCTGAGGCTGACAGATGTGCGGGAGTGCATGATTCATGGTGCAACGCCTTGGCGGGCGTTGCACTACCCCCTTAAACGCAAAGACGCGACAACATGGACTGGTCTTTATAAAGATCAACCTGTCTGCATGTTTGGCGTTGTGCCTATTAGCAGTGAAGATGGATTTAAAACAGGATCTATCTGGCTACTTGGCAGTCATTTGATTGATGAGCATTCGCGTAAATTCCTGACTGCTTCCAGAAACATGCTGGACTATATAGCAAAAGATTGGGATGTGCTTGAGAATGTTGTGCCTATAGATCACACGAAAACTCTTAACTGGTTGAATTGGTTAGACTTTATGTTTGGCGAAGATGTTGTAAAGATTAACGGCTTTGCATGCGTTCGTTTTGTGCGTTGCGCTCCTAACATAGAAGTGACATTTGAATAGCATACGGCCTGTTTCTAACTGACAGCCTCGCCATGAGACAACTGGATGACGAGCGAAACGGACAACCGAAGGTGTAAAATTAACTTTTGTAATGAGGACTGAATCAAATGGCGAATACAATTGATATCGCATTTATCAAACAGTTCGAGTCAGAAGTACACTTGGCGTATCAGCGTATGGGTTCCAAGCTTCGGAACACTGTTCGTACTGCTGGTAATGTTCGTGGAAGTGTAGTTCGTTTTCAGAAGATTGGCGCAGGCGCGGCAACCACGAAGACTCGTAACGGCAACGTAACCCCAATGGAATTGGTACATACCACAGTAGAAGCCACAATGGCTGACTTCTATGCACCAGAGTACATTGACAAGCTCGATGAGTTGAAGATCAACATCGATGAGCGTCAAGCTGTAGCACAATCTGCTGCCGCTGCTCTTGGTCGTAAGACTGACGAAATCCTTTACACAGCAATGGATGCTGGCGCAAACGCAACACAGATCAGCACAACTGGTACTGCTGTTAGCAAAGCTAACCTGCTTACATTGTTTGAGACATTTGGCTCTGCCAATATCCCAGAGGATGGCAATCGTTATATTGGAATGCACCCTGCTGCTTATGCAGATTTGTTCAACATCGATGAGTTCGCATCAAGCGATTATGTTGGTGAGCAGAACCTGCCATTTGCAGGTGGCATGACTATGAAAGACTTCTTGGGTTTCAAGATCTTTTCAACTTCAGCAATCACTGCTGGTAAGAACATTGCTTACCACACATCTGCTGTAGGTCTGGGCATCAACGCTGATGTTTCAACAGAGATCAATTATGTTCCAGAGAAGGCAGCACACTTGGCAACATCAATGATGTCCATGGGCGCAATCGTCATTAATGACGAAGGTGTTTATGAGCTTCTTGATAACAACTAAGTAAGGAGGCGGGGGGCATAAGCCCCCCGCTAACTATATGCCAACAGCAGCAAATTCAGATATTGATATCGCAGCACGCGCACTGGTTTTGATTGGGGCTGATCCGATCACATCATTCACAGCCTCGTCCATCGAGGCTCTTGTTGCAAGTAATGTATATGAAGACACAGCGCGTGCAGCATTGTGTGCAAGTCGCTGGCGGTTTTCTACCAATCAAAAGCAATTAAATTTATTGACTGCTCAGCCTACTGGCAGATGGGATAGAGCGCATCAACTGCCGTCAGATACTTTAATGGTTCATGCTGTTACGACTAATGGCAAAATGATTGAGTACAATATTTACGGTGACAAGATTTTTAGCAATGTCACAACAACTGATATTCTTGTTGCTGATTATACATACAGAGCCAATGAACACGACTGGCCTAGCTATTTTACGCTTGCTGTTGAATATGCTCTAGCTTCTACATTTTCTCTCAGCATTGCTAGAGACGATCAGATGGGATCAATGTTTGAGAACAAGGCTGCGCGTTTAATGCAGCAGGCGAAAACATTGGATAGTCAACAGCAAACCACACGCAAACTTGTTACATCGAGGTTCATTTCTGAAAGGCGAAGTTAATGGCGAGAGTAAGAGTACCGCTGAACAACTTCTCTTTTGGCGAGGTAAGCCCATCATTAACATCGCGCACTGACAGCGGTGTTTATTCATCTGCTGCAGAAAGCATTCAAAACTTTGTTATACGTGCAGAAGGCGGCTTGATTAATCGCGCTGGTTTAAAGCGCGTACATAATTTTTTGCAAACATATGATTCTAGCTTGCAACAACAGATTAGGCTTGAGCCGTTTATATTTTCGGATGATGAAAAATATGTTGTGGCTTTCTCCAATGGACAAATCGAATGTTTCTTTATTCACCCCACAACAGGGGCGTTGTCTCTTGCGCAAACCATTACCGTTGATACTGACAGCAATGCTCTGCCTATTGATGATGGTAATATTCTGCAACTGACATTCACCCAGAAGGGTGACTTTATGTTTATCTGCCATAGAGAGTTTCTATGTCGGCAGCTTGTTCGTACTGGCCTGACTACCTTCGAGGTACGGCTGTTTGAGTTTGAAGAATCTCTTGATGGCAACCGCGTTTATCAACCTTACTACAATTTTCAACCGGCTGGTGTTACACTTACATCAGACAACATCACCGGCAATGTAACACTAACATCAAGCGCAGATTACTTTACTGCTGGGCATGTCGGTGTGCGGCTTTTGATTGGTGATGCTGAAGCAATTATTACTGCTTTTACAAATGCAACAGAAGTTGAAGCTTCTATCTATGGAGATCTTGAAACGCAGCTAGATCCTGATGCGTTGAAGTCAAAAAAGGATAGCAACAAAATTGAAGTAACGCATGCACAGCATGGCATGCAAGTTGGCGCAACAATAACTATTGCAGAAGCAGGCGGGCTTGGCGGTATATCAGCGACCGACATTAATGGCTTACGAACAATTAGCCGTATTATTGATGCTAATCATTATGAAGTTACAGCCGGTTCACCTGCAACATCTGAAGTAGATGGTGGCGGCTCACCTGTTGTCAAATCTGCTGCGCCAACAACAGAATGGTATGAGCAATCGTACAGCACTGTTCGCGGCTTCCCGCAAGCAGTTACATTCCATGAGGATCGTTTGTGGTTTGGCGGCACGCCTAGCCAGCCTGATGGTCTATGGGCATCACGAACTGGTTATTATTATAACTTTGATCTAGGTGATGCAGAAGATGGAGATGCAATTGACCTTGATGCAAACGTGGGTGTCACTAATGAAATCAGACATCTTGTGTCAAATCGTGATCTACAAGTGTTTTCATCACAAGGAGAATTCTATGTACCTGCGTTTCAAGACGCTCCAGTAACGCCAGCTAAAGCCAAACTTTCCATTCAAACGCCGGTTGGTAGCGGCTACATGAAACCGCAATCTGTTGATGGCGCAACATTGTTTACGCAAGCAACTGGCACAGCAGTAAGAGAGTATTTGTTTACTGATGATGAAGGCGCATACACATCGAGAACAGTCTCCTTGTTGTCATCGCATCTTATCAGCAATCCTGTGCAACTTGCTGTTGTGCAGGGCGCATTATCGAGGCCAGGATCTTATGGCTTTTTTCTTATGGATAACAATGAGTTAGCTATTTTCCATAGCTTAAGATCAGAGTCTCGCGCCGGTTGGATGCGTTGGACAACAGAAGGAAAGTTCCACTCACTCTGTTCTGTTGGTGAGGATGTTTATGTTTGCACAGTGCGTGATGATGGGTCGGGTACTGAAAAACTGTTTATCGAAAAGTTTAATGTAACAATGAACATGGATTTTTGTGATGACTTTACTGGAACTGCTGGTGTGTACAGCGTTGCTGGTCATTTTGCTGATGGAGCAACAGTAGAGGTTGTTGATGGCACTGAGTATCTTGGTGTGTTTACTGTAGCTGGTGGCGAAGTAAATGTGAGTGCAGTAAAGCCAACATCTACTGCGGCACAAATTGGATATAAATATATATCGGAAGTTAAAACATTACCATTTGATGCGCAGGTTCAAGGCGGGCCACTTACTGGTGAGCCGCGTAAGATAACCAAGGTTGTCTTAGATCTTCTTGATACATTGAGCGTGTCAGTTAACGGCACTGCATTACAGTTACGCAGTGTCACGCATTCTATTGGTAGCGATAATACGCCAGTCACAGGTAAGCATGAGTTTCGTGTGCTTGGTTACAGCCGCGATCCTCGCGTAACGATTACGCAAGAAGCTCCGCTTCCCCTTCAAATTAACGGTATGGTAACAGAGGTATCTTTCTAATGTCGTGGATGATTGCAGGTTCAGTGCTTAGTGCATTCGGTGGAATAATGGGGTCTATGCAGGCCGCAAAAGCACAGAGAAGAATGGCTGAACGTCAAGAGTTTCAAGCTAAAATTGAAGAAGTCAAAGGCATGCAGATGCATAATGAGCGCAGGTCTGCTTATTTTGCATTTGAGTCTGAGATGAATGGTGCGCTTGCTATCAACAACCGCGCATTAAGTGACCGCAGCGCAGGTGCAATTAAGAAGAAAGCCAAGAGCGCAAACAGGGATGAACTTAACCGAATGGCAGCGCAAACCTTGTTTAGCGCAGGCAAGTATCGTGCTGCGGCAGGTGAGAGCAGAGCAGCCGCATCATCGATTATGATGGCTGGTATGTTTAACACGGCTTCATCGCTGGCAATGAACTTCCACAAGATGCAACAGGTTACGCCTGTCACAACAACAACGAGTTAGTCATGGCAGAAATTAAAACCTACAAAAGAGCGCAAGTTTATAATCAACCTGTGGGTGTGGTTCGCGCCACTGGTGCAGAAGCAGCGGCAAAAGCATTTGCTGGTGTTGCAAGTGCAGGGCAGCGCATCTTTGACATGGGTTACAAAGAAGCTGTCGTGCAGCAAAAAGCATTGGGCGATAGCTTTGCTAAGATGTCAGTCATTGGTAAAGATGATGAAGGCAATTATGAAGCTGTTGAAATGCCAGCTACCTTCAGCCCTCTTGCGCAGCAACGCGCAGAACTTGGCTTGCAAGAAAACTATGTAAAGCAGTTTGCACTTGATGCAACAAACACAGGCAAAGCTTTATATGGCAAATACAAAGAGCGTGGTGATGCTGCCGGTTTCTTAGGGGATTGGGAAGCTGCAACATCTGGTCAAATCAAAGCTGTTTCGCAAGACCCGAAGCTAGCTAAGTTTGCACCAGTCATGCAACAGATGATGGACAATGTTGGTAAAGAGCATGTCGCATCATTGCATAGCATTGCCTATGATTTAGCTGACCGCAAAGCATATCAGACAGATACCGAGTTGTTGAATGATGCTATCGCAAACATTGTGACAGTTGCATCAACTGACAATGTTGTAGAGGTTCTTGATGGCAGTGGCGGCAATGAAACCACTTACGCCCCTGCTGGTCAGGTTGCCTTAGAGCAAACTCTTGAAGCAATTGATCGTCTTGGTGAGAAGTACGCATCACGCATTGAAGTAGGCACTGTTCCAAAGTTAAAGAAAGAAGCGCGTACCGCGTTTCATTCTGGGCAAATAAGCCGGATTATTAGCAACCTAAAAGAGATAGTGCCGCCGCCATCTAACCCTAACTCAGACAATGATGTTCTTGGCGATATCATGCAGGCAGGAGTGACTGCCTTTTCCACTGGTAGCCTTGATGCTGTTGACAGTCCATCTGTCAG